TAGGTGGCGTTTTAAATGCTCATCACATCAAGCAATATCGAGAGATAATCAGAGAAAATAAGATTAAAATCTTAGATGACGCCTTGCATTGTCTTGTTCTTTTGTATATAATGAATGGGATTACTTTATGTGAGAATTGTCATAGGAAACTTCATCTGGGAACAAATTGGTGGAAAAGAGTTTAGTTGCTTTTACAAGAACGCTGAAGAGTGCTAAAATGATGCCATGTCACAAGGTAAGGCCTGGAACAAAGAAGAAGTGATACGAACCCTTGAACCCTTTTTTAAGTTGGGTTGTAATCCAAAAAAGGCTTGTGAATACGCAGGAATACCTTACACCACAGTTGCAACGTGGCTTCAAGACGATGAGGAGCTTCGTATGAAAGTGACTGCTTGGCAACATGAAGTATCCAATCAAGCTAGACAGGTCTTAGCAAAACAGATAAGCGAGAACAATCCAGCCATTTCTCTTGAATGGATGAAAAGAAAAGAAAAGGATGAGTTCAGTGATCGCCAAGAACACACTGGCCCAGAGGGTGGAGCTATCGAACTCAAGGGAGTAGATATATCTATCCGTCAATGACAAAAGATGGGAAAGTAGAGTTTGAAATCCATGTATCTCACAAGCCCCTCTTTGAGAGGAATGACTGGCGCTATGCAATCCTGATGGGAGGTCGAGGCAACGGGCGTTCAGGCACAGCCTCAAGATACACAGTCTCGAAAATCTTAGGAAAAGAATATGTTAGAGGCGCAATCATGCGTGCTACTCGTGAGGACATCAGGACTTCATGTTGGGGTGAAATTATTGACAGACTGAATGAACAAAAGATTCAAGAAGCCTTTAGAATAACCGAGAATGATATGTATATTGAGCGAGGGCAGAATAGCGTCAGGGCGCATGGTTTTAGGGCCTCTAGCGGGTCTTTAACAGCTAGGCTCAAGTCTCTAGCAGGATATAACCTAGTGTGGATAGAGGAAGCCGAGGAAATCGGTGAGGAGGAGTTCAGGACACTTGATGACACCTTGAGAACAGTTAAAGGTAATATCCATATAGTTTTCACGCTGAACACTCCCGCTAAATCACATTGGATAATCAAAAAGTGGTTTGATACTACTCCAAGCGAGGTGCAAGGTTTCTATGTGCCTCACTTAAAACCCGAAGTGAAAGATGTCTTATACATCCCTGGAACTTGGAGAGAGAACGAACCTAACCTAGACAAGCATACTCTTGAGCGCTATCAAGAATATAAATACAACAATCCTAATTACTACTGGCAAGTCATCGAGGGGCTTTCACCTGAAGAAGTCAGAGGTAAGATTTACACGGGTTGGCAGATGATAGATGAAGTGCCTAAAGAAGCTCGCTTAGTGAAGTTCGGAGAAGACTTTGGGTGGTTCCCTGATCCGGCTTGTGCATGCGCGGTTTACTACTGGAATGGCTCATATGTCGTTGATGAATTGGCCTATGGGACTGAACTTACTAACGAGTTCCTGGCAGGTGAGATTAAGAAAGTTGGGCAAGCGCTTACGATTGCTGATAGCGCAGAACCTAAGAGCATCGCTGAACAGAATAGATATGGCATCAGAGTTCAAGGGGCCGAGAAGGGAAAAGATAGCGTGAGCTTTCGCATTAAAGCTCTCTCTCAAAAGAAGATTTATGTTACCAAAAGGTCTAAGAACATCTGGGAATCATACGAGAACTATCGTTGGGCTGAAGATAAGGATGGAAACCCGAAAGGTGAGCCAGAACATGCCTATAGTCATGCGATGGATGCTGTGTCCTATGCTATAGCTTCGATGCACAACAAGCCTCAAGACATCATCGTCTATGGTAAGCCTCGTGAACGTAAGAACATTGCGATATAGCCAGTCTTATGTTAAGATTTACACATGATATGCCTAAACAAGAAGTGCAAACCAAGAAAGAAGTAAAGAAGCCTTTTACTTTTGAGATTCCAATTTGTTGCAGAGAAGGTTGGGGTTGGCCTCGGTGCAAGCATGTTGCGCCCAATGTTAAGGAAAAGAAACACAATGTAGGATTATGAAGAAGCTAGACCTTAAAAATGTTCCTTCTCTAAAACCTAATCCTTTGTTCAAGGAGTTGCCCGAATCTCTAAAAGACCCCAAGAACTTTAAGAAGATTGAAAAGAAGTTGGTAGCCGTTCTTAAAACCGATCATGCTCATAAGACCATCAAGGAGTTCACTACCTGTGCTTGGTGTCAGGATTTGATACAGAAGCGTCAAGAACTGATGAAAGAGATAGGTTTTAAGGATTACGGACAATACATCATGTGGAAAAAGGTGATGACGATTATCAGTAAGAAGCAGAGCTTTCAAGTAAGATGAAACCCCTCTCAAAATCGTTTAGAGACAAGAAGTGGCAAGAGGCTATTGACCTTTTGAATGATATCGTCAGGATTAAACTATCACCTTCGCCTATTCATGGCATTGGAGTATTTGCGGTAAGGGACTTGAAGAAAGGAGATAAACTCTATGCTGATGTGATACCGAATGCTTTTGACTTACCCTTACGAAAGCTCAAGAAGCTAAGGCCAGAGATACGAGAACAGATATTGAATCATTGGCCTAACATCGTGAATGGAGCGCACTTTCTTTATCCCGTTACGAAGATGACTGCATTCATGAATCATGGTGAGGCCAACTACGACATCAACTCTGATGAGGTGCTTAAACCTATCAAATGCGGTGAGGAGATATTCGTTGATTACAAGAAGTTCGCTAATAGTGAAAAGATTTTCAAATGGTTAAAGTAAAAGACTGGCCACCTCATATCGAGAAGATACGAAAGGTCTTGAACCCGCCACCTACAGCGTGCTTTACATATGGGGACAAGATTTACAATCCTTCAGGAAATGAACTAACGCCTGATATTCTTATCCACGAAGGAGTGCATGAAAAGCAACAGTCGGCTATGGGAGTGGAGGCATGGTGGAATCTATACCTATCCGATCTAACCTTCAGGCAGACAGAAGAAGTCGAGGCTTACGCTACACAATACAACTGGGTGAAGAAGAAAGGTCGAGCAAAGATAGTTAAGATGTATCTCGACCACCTAGCTGATTTACTCTCAAGGATGTATGGGCTTGAGATTGACTCTTTCCAAGCCCTAACGCTTATCAGGTCAAAAGCTAAAGACTTGTTACTTTAAGTATGGTATAATTCTGCCATGCCAGAAATCTTTACACATAAGTGCATCAAGTGTGGCGAGGAATACAAGGATGAAGACCCTGATGCCTACTACTGTTCTGCTTGCAATGAGCAGAGAAAGGTCATTGCCAAAGAAGTCGATGCAAAACTAGCTAATGTTCCTAAGCATCCGACTAAAAGCGCATTACAAGAATATGACGAGGCAAGAGGTGGCTTGAGATTCCCTTCGATTAACAGTCTAGGCATAAAACTATGAAGAAGAAAGAAGATTCTTACAAGGCGACAATTAAGGTCATGGGCAAGACTTACGAAGCCTCTGGCTCCGATGTTTCTTCCGCTCTTTTAGGATTGAAGCCTCTCAACTGCAAAGGCAAAGGCATCTTGACTATTCAACATGGTGATGTAAAAAAAGAAAAAGTGCTTATGCCAATGCAAGCGTTCAGGCTTTTTAACACTCTAGGTCTATCGAGGGAAATTGCTCTTAAAAATGTGTCTAATTTATTTTCTGGACTCTAATGCCTCCTTCAATTTTCGACTGGGTAAGGAGTGAGGAGACAAAGTTCTTAACTGACGAAATTAAGTTGGGGGAGAACTGGTACTGGAATATGTATAAGCATATTCAGATAATCTTCCATTTATCAAACGGCGTGTTCTTCACGGGTGAGAATAACTGGACAAGAGCTTTCAAGTCCGTCATGGAAGAGATTGTCGAGTTGTCTACATGGACAGAGGATATCGAGGTAAAGGATGTTGTGTTCTTTATCGAGGAGGAGAATGGCAAAGTCCTTTCATTCCTTGTGAAAAAGTATCACGATGAAGTCTATGTCAGGGAACATGACCTTGACACGCTCTTTGATGAGATAACCGAAAGCGACTTAACCTATGGTGGGGCAATCCTTCAAAAAGGCAATGATATGCCTGAACGCCTTGAATTAAACTCGATAGCGTTCTGCGACCAGACGAACGTCTTGGGAGGGGTGATAGGGTTCAAGCACTACTTCTCCCCGGACAAGTTGAGGGAAACTGCTAAATACGGTTGGGGTAAGGAATCTAACGGTGCGACTATCACTTTAGAAGACTTGTGCGTTCTGGCTACTGCCGAGAAGACTCCGATAGGAAGCGCAGGCAATAAGAATCAGACTACTGGAAAGAATATCGAGGCGTATATCGTTCGAGGAAATTTGCCTAGCCATTATTTGAACGACGACGATGACATGGAAGACCATTTCAATCAGATTCAGGTTATAGCCTTTTATGTTGATAAGGATTCTAAAAAACAAGGTGTGACGCTTTATAGGAAGAAAGAAGTTGAGGGTAATCTAAAGTTCTTTACTTCAAAGGAAGTCTATCAGCGCGGACTCGGTAGAGGTTTGGGCGAGAGGCTTCTCGGCCCGCAGATTTGGACTAACTTCTTGGAGATTCATAAAATGAACATGCTTGAAGCGGCCTCGAAAGTCCCACTTTATACGGATGATCCGGCTTATACAACGAAAAACAAGATTCAGGACATGGATAACCTTGAGATTACGACCATTGAAGACAATAAGCGTATCTATCAAGTTCCAACAGCCGCTCCTGCGAACATTCAGATGTTTGCGAACGAGATTAACTCTTGGTTCGCACAAGCTCAAGCCGCGGGTTCTGCTTATGACCCTATCATGGGTAAGGAAGCGGCCTCTGGCACGACCTTTAGGGGTCAGGAACGCTCTGTGGCACAGGCGAAGGGCATACATGATAAGCGTAGGGGTCAAAGGGCGAAGTTTATCGAGGAACTTTACAGGGATTGGATACTTCCCGACATTAAGAAGCAAATACTAAAGGGCAATAAGTTTTTAGCCACTCTATCTACCGAGGAATTGACTTGGGTAGCGGATCAGATGTCTATCACTCTTTCCAATCGAAGGATTAAGGATATGCTCCTTGAAGGTAAGGCGGTACCTAAGGAAGAACAGGATGCCATGATTCAGATGTTCAAGTCCGGTATACTCAAAAAAGGCAACAAACATCTCGTTGAAATCTTAAAAGATGAGTTTAAGGATGTCGAGTTGAAAATGGGTATTGACGTGGCAGGTAAACAGAAAGACCTTGTTGGGTTATCCGATAAGTTGCTCTCTCTCTATCAGGACATCTTCGCTAAGGAAATGGCCGCACCTGGGAGCTTCCAGCGGGTCATGCAGATACCTGCTATGGCAAAGACCTTTGAGAATATTCTCGAATACGGAGGTCTTTCAATAGGCGATTTCTCCTCGCTCCTTTTGGCTCCTCCAGTCCAACCGATGGTTTCTCCGATTCAACCGACGACACCAGCACTAAAACCCGCTAATCAATGAATGAAGACCTTAAAATCTCAAGAATAGTTGAGTTCGTCAAAGATGAGACGACCATGAACGCCGTCTATGAAGTTCTACGGGATTCTTTTCTTACGGGTAAAGGTCAAAGGGATATTCAGATGCTAGCGGCCGAACGCTTAGCGATAGATTTATTAGATAACGCTTGGAGAGACCTTCAAAAATATAAGGTCGATGACAAGAGTTCCTCTCCGTCCCTTAAACAGGTTGGCTTGTGATTATCAATCGTGTTATAATATATCCATGAATCTTAAACAAAAAATCGTAGCAGTCTTATTAGCCATTGTCGCCTTGTTTGGTGGAGGTTATACCGCCACTAAAGTCGGTAGTGTTTCAGAAGGGTCGGCCTACAACAGCATCAATACCAATACTGCGTCATCAAATAAAGATTTGATTAAACTCGGATACGGAACGCTTGGGTCAGTTATCATCACTGGTGCGGCGGCCGGAACATTCGAGATATACGATGCTACAACGACTAATTCGGTACTTCGTACAGTTGTTGCTACATCTAGTCTTATCAAGTTGGCTTCCTTCCCCACTAATGCCGCCGTAGGCACTTACACGTTCGATACGGCCTTTACTCAAGGTCTGATCGTGGCCTTTACGGGAGCACAAGGCACGACCACTATCACCCTACGTTAAATCTGTTCCTCTATGCGGCAGAGATTATTAAAAACTAAGAAACAAACATGAGTCTATACGATTCAAGGATGCCTAGTTTGAAAGACAAACATCAGGCACAAGCAGAAGTTATTGTAGAAGTTCCTGAAGAAATTTCCAAGGAGGTCGAGCCAGAGGAAAAAGTTAAGAAAGGTCGAAAATTAAACAAATAATAATATGAACAAAACAGCAAATTGGATAGTAGGAGGTTTGGCGGCAGTCGCTCTCATCGTGGGAGTAGTTGCTTACAACAAGTCCCCTTCTTCACTCGCAGGTTCGGTGGGGCCTCAAGGCCCACAGGGTGAGCGGGGTCTACAAGGGCCTACAGGCCCACAAGGGCCGCAAGGAGTTAAGGGTGCGACGGGTTCTCAATCTGAACTAGTGGGTTCGGTCACAGGGCCTGATTTCTACTCGCCTTACTTC